AGCGGCTTCCTAGAAGTTATGTTTTTCATTTCAAATGCCTTTGCGCCTTTTTTAGAATGTGAGCCAAATCCTGCTCCGCAGTGGTGCGATTGAATGCCGCGTCAATGCGTTTTTGGGTTATCGGCGCAGATACTTTTTCTGTGGCGAGAGGATCGATCCCTTCAATCATTATTATTCTGGCAACCTCATTTCCGCATTCGTCCTCAATCATTGTAAATCCAAAAAGGTCTTCCGCTTCCCTCTGTCCAAAGCGAGCCGTCGCATTGTTGATTATAGGAACATCTATCGTTGATTGAAGCGCATCAGCCACCTCCCGATTTATGGCGGCCTGAAATGCTGCTCTCACGCATCCGTGGCTCATTTCAGTTGCTCCATTCTCGCCTTCGTCATTCCATTCCTGCCCGAATCCGACCTCTGCCCGTTGCTCGCCGGCAATGCCATTGCATCACGAAACATCAGTTTCACTTTCGTGACCGCCGCCTTGCGCTTCGGGTTGCGATAAAGTTTTTTGGCAACGTCCACGTCCGTCTCAACCCGCACCGTCTCTTTAGTCTTCGCGTCTTCGTATTCCAAAATGTCATTCCAGCCGAGCGCCAGGCAAAAGGCGTGTTGCGCCAAGATCACATCGCCTCTGTATTGAAATAGAACCCGAAAGATGCGCTTGAAAAATTCGCAGAGTTGCAGAAGTTCGGATTCTTTTTCCTGCTTCGCCGCGTCTTCCTCATCCATCAAAATCATTCTCATCGGGCCGGACTCGTTCAATGCACGCCGGAATTTTTTGATCTCGAAATCGGATGGTTTCCATTCCACGTCTAGCTTTCCGCGATGTTCGGCTTCAAATCGGGTGCGGCATTTCACGCAGACGCCAGCGATGAATTCTTTCGAGGGATTTCCACAGGCGGGGCAATTCTCCGATTCTTTTGATGCCTTCCCCCGGCTCATGGTTGAGTTTTAAGCGGTTTTGACGATTTCTGATGCACGGGGAGGGTTTTAGCCCGAATGTGGTTGTAATGTCAAGCATGGGGCGTAAAACGGTCAAATTTTTGAGATTCATGAGGAAAAGATCAAATTCGGCAACTGGAACGCTTAAAAACCATCCTGTGGGAGAACCTACCTTCTTTTATACCACACCGCATTGTGCATTGCTTTCGATTGCACGCGTCCGCGCACTCTCATTAATACCAAGGTGGCTGAAGGGGGTGTTGACCGCTCATATCCAATCCTAGAGCGAATGTGGGCATCGGTTTTCGGTGTGGTATGCTGTATCCCGCACATTACATTATCGCTTGGATTAGATGTGGAGCGTTTGAATTTTAGCCCGCTCTTTTTGAGGTTTTTGAATTTAAGCCCCTCCAATGACCTCCTAGCGCTTTGTCTTGTTTTTAGACATTACAAACAAACCTGAAAAATAGGGCTTGACAGGGTGAATCAGCGAATGATACACCTAAAACACCCCCCAAACCGCTTCCCTGCCCGCTTGAGGGCGGGCGAGGGACGGTTTGGGGGTGGGTTTTATGGTGTATTTCATTTGAACCACTATTGCACCCCCCATTTCATTGGGTTTTGTGAGTTTTGACCAAGTGGATCAGGAGGTATTGACCTAGTATTGAACCCCCCCCCTAAATTGCTGTAAGTCGTTGATCTGAACCAGGTCAATACTAGATCAATTGCTTTTGCGAAAAATAGGTATTGACCGGGTATTGACCTACCTAGATTTTGCAACACAGATCAAACCCCTATTGGTATTGGCCTAAACAGGGGTCATTGGAGCAATTGACCGGGTATTGACCGGGTATTGACCGCCTTGGAGCGTTTAAAAAGCACAAGCAATGCGCAAGGAGCTTGTTCAATCCGTTCAAAAACGGCCAAAATTTTGAACGAGTTGCCTCACAAAAAAACAAAGTTTGATGGCCAAAATCAAACCCTGAAAAATTTTTAGCCCTACTCGCGGAGTTCTTCCGCGATTCGTCGCTAAAGCCTTCTCCGGTTTCACGGGGAGGGCTTTTTTATCTCTGCTTAAACACCTTGGCAATCCAATCGGCGAGGGTAGGCGGAATCTTGGCGATTTCAGCGGAGGCTTGTTTGCGGGCATTGGATTTACTGCCGTGCTTTTTCCCCAATACATTCTTTCCCAGCGGCTCCCCGGAAGGCGTGAAGGGGTTCACGCCTTCCGCTCCACAATCCCGGCTGGTGAATCGTGCCCCATTTCCGGGCGCAGTCCTGCGCCCGGACTCGCTTGGCTGCTTCACGCCATCACCCGCCTGGTTTCCCGCAATCCTCGTAAAATCCTGGCCCTTGATGCTCCGGTCCGACCAGTTCATCCCGGCGGTTTTGTTGCCTTCGGATTTTGCGCCGTTGTTCAAATACCGGTGAAAATTCGTTGCGCCTCCGGGCCGGTGGGCTATTCCGGGTTTTGACCCTTCCCAAGCATGGTCCGCATTGTAATTTTCCCGAGTCGTGTCCCAAGACCCTTCTGGCGTCTTGCATAATTTGCCCGGTATCGGCATCAGCGCCGGAACATCGCCCCAAAGATAGAAACTCCCAAAATTCCACCGTGCTTTACCGACCCATCGCTGCGCTCCGCGCACGTTCTCGACGACCATCGGCACATGATGCCCCACTGCGGCGATTACTTCCCTCTGAATCCGAAAACACGCATCGAAAAGCGCGGTCAATTCTTTAACGTCGCGTTTGCCTTCGAGATATTCTTTTTGAATCGCTTTTGCTTTGCTCCACGGCATCGCCATATAACTGAAAGCCTGGCATGGCGGCGAGCCAACAATGCAAGTCGGCACTCCAAATTCTTTTACCAAATCCGCGCCGTTCATCGAACGCATGTCGCGCAAAATCAATTCGCCGGGATAAACGCCGTTGCCGTAGTTGTGCGCTTCGATGTCAAATCCAATCGCGCGATAACCGTTTGCAATGAATGCTTCGCTCCAGCCGCCGAGGCCGCAGAACAAATCAAAGACAATCGGTTTCACGCATTCGCTCCAATTCTAAATAGCAAATCTTTGCCCTTGCTGATTTTAACGCGCGAAACCAATTCATCAATCACTCTTTTACAGGTCGCTTCCGAAACCGAAATGTTATTCGTCGCCAGCCAGGATTCAAGGCGGCGTGAGATTTCGCCCTTGGATTCCCCATCGGATTTGCAAGCCGCGCAAAAATCATGCGTATTCATCGCGCAGATTTCGTTTATCTTGGAGGGTTTGCCGCCGATGAGTTTGCTGTCTCGCTTAGGCTTATCGTCCGACTCCGGTTCTTCCGGCGGGTCTATTTGCTCCCAGTTGATGCCACCAGAGCCGTGACGTAGCCAGAGGGTGATTGCGGGCGAGCCGTCCGGATGATGCGCCCAAGCCCGTTTACCGCGCTTGGCGAGCACCAGGCGGTAGGCGTTGTCACCCGCGGGCTGAATCAGCATTACCGCCCGGGAGAAATTCACCAGTTCGGAGCTACCTAGCCCGTCATACATCATGTCGTAAACCGTTCGTGGCGGCGCGTTCTTTTGCTGCTGAACCGGCTTGCCGGTATGATGCCCGCAAATCAGAACCGCTCCGGTTTCGAGCAAAACCGGCAAAAGCCAAACGCGAAAAAACAGCGAGGCTTCGGATTGCTTCCCAAAATCAATCCCAGCGAATGACAACATCGGGTCAACAATCACAATTTCCGCTTTGTGTTCGATGATTTTACGGCGTAGCCACTGGCAAAACTCGCGTCCAATGCAGCCCACAACGGAAAGCGTGACGATATTTTTATTCAATAGGTCGGCGCAATCAGGATCCGTAAAGACATCCATTCCATTCCCTGATTCGATGCCTTGAACCATCTCCGCTAAATCGCCCTCATCATTTTCCGCCTGGATGACCAGAACTTTTCGCGGCTTGCCGGAATTGATGCCGCAGAACGGACGGCCCGATGCGAAATGTGCTGAGAGCGCGATCAGGAAGGAAGATTTGCCGATGCCGCTTGGGCCTATGAGCCAGCAGAAGTGCGACTTGCACAAATAGCGCGTGGTTTTGTTGTCGTGAAATCCGATGATGCAATTCGCGTCGTTTTCCGTGTCGAATTCAAGAAGCTGTTCCCAGCTTCGCTGAATGTCCATTGATTCGTTTGGTTTGCCAAAAACGACTTCCAAGTCGCGCTGCACTTCATCCTTAAGTTTGTCCAGCGGCCCGCTGTAATCGTAAATCCTTCCGACGACTTCTGTGCAGGTCTGAATAATGCGCCGTGATTCCCACTTCTCCAAAACAATCTCGATGTAATACGATATATTCGCCGCACTGGGAACGGCATCCGGCAAGGTCGTCAAATATGCCAACCCGCCAACCTCATTCAACAGATTCCTTTTCTTCAACCTTTGTTGAAGCGTGATTATATCGATGGCTTCAAGGTCTTCATCCATCTCCAAAAGAGTTTGATAAATCGTTTGATGCCGGAGATCGTAAAACACCTCCGATCGCTTGCGAAGTTTTACGAGACATTCAGCGATGCAGGATTCGGGTGAGAGCAGGATGCAACCCAGGACGCCTTGTTCTGATGGAATGTCGTGCGGCGGAAGTCTGTCCTCCTTGGCTGTGGAAAAACCCGCGCGTTTGCGGCGGTTGCGCTTCAAATCGGAATGTTCCGAAACGCTTTCACTCATTTTGAGTTGCGGGATCGGAAATTATTTCTTCCCCAACACCCGCACAATCGCGGTGAGGGCTTCTTTGTATCCACAATCACAATCTGTTTCCCATCCATTCCTCGTAGAGAAAAAAATACATCGGTCAAAGTGGCCTGCCTTTTTAACAAAGAATTTCGCCCCCTCTAAAGCCTTGTGCGCGGAGGTGAGTTGGGATTCTAATGTGGCAATTTGTTTTATGAGCATTAGATTTTGTTCTTGGGCTTTTATAGTTGCCCGTCCCCATCCAGTAATAATCTGGTCTTTTTCCAGACAAAGATTATTCAATCTCTCCACTTCCGCTCTCGCTGCCTCAAACTGGCAACGCTCTGTTTCGCCAAGGAGTTCTTTGTTAGACCAATCGTTAAGGAGTGCGGTTAGGCGCAGGACTTCCTTTTGAGCCTCGTCACGTTCCTTAGCACAAGCTCCGAGTGTTTCTAACAAGAACTTATACCTTTGTAATTGCTCATCCCTTTCCTGCTGCATGTGCGGTCGATGATTCCACGACGTTAATTGAAAATCGTAAACGATATTCCCTCGAATGATGCACCCAGACTTGTGATTGCAATAGACCCGCTTACCGTGCGGAGCATCTATTACATTTGCTTCAACGCCACAGAACGGACAAGGTAATGCCGCCTTCAACGCAGCAGAGGATGGGGGTTGCTGGGAGTCGAAATTCTTTGCGAACATGATACGACCTGTGATATTGATAACATGCGGCAGCTTACTTGCCCGCTCCACCATACAGTTAGGACATAGAACGCCGCCATCGTCAGGATGAATCATTAGCCATTGTTCTCTCGGCAATATTAAATCAAGTGGGTAATCGGATTCGTGGATACCACAATCCGCGCAACAGATTAGAGCAGCGGATGAGGATTGAGGTGGGGGGTTCATTTTGAAAATAGGAATGACTCGTTAAACTCAGTTATGACAAGATATTTATGCCTATCTTTAATATAGGACTTTTCTTGGAGAAAGTTTATCAGCATGTTCTGCACTTCTTCCCAAGTGCGATTTTCCAACTCGCCTGTTTCAATGCTTCTCGGCCACGGCTCGAACCAATCTACCATTTGAAAGTTCACAGGCCTTCCACCGCCAAAGCAGAATCCTTTTGGATAAGTTTCTGGTAGTTCAAATACTCGGCAAAAGTTGTTATCGTGAGTTGGCTGGTTTGGCGGGGTGTTTGAGTTGGTGTTGGGCATAGGATTATTTATGGATGAAATCGGAAAACATTCTGACTATAATCAATAGTAACCAAAGCATCCCGATGCCTACAGGAATTACCAAAATAATAGCGAACAATTTTTCAATAGGTTTCACACCCCACCACCTTTCACTTTAATCAGATCGGTTGCGCGTTGTTGCCATGTGGCGTGGATTTCAAACCGCTTTTGCTCGAAAGCTGGGCGACGATAGTCCATAAGATTTTTCATATAGGACACCCATTGGTTTTCTGTTAGTGATTCTTCCGCCTCCCAACACACTT